TGATACTGGTAATGTTAGATACAAAGCTAGAGAAAGATATTCCTTTGGAGTATCTGATCCACTAGGTATCTTTGGATCACCAGGTAGTTCGTAAGAACTCTAAGAGGGAGGCTCATTGTGGGTCTCCCTTTTTTTTATCTAGGTATTTTTAAACTTTTCTATCAACTGACCTAGCAGACATTTGCCAAGATGATAGATTTTTTCTTTTAGGAGGAAATATGGCTAATACAACTTTTGACGGACCAGTAAGGTCTGAGAATGGCTACAAAGTCATTTCAAAAAATTCAACCACAGGAGCAATAACTGATGTTGTAAACATTGCATCTACAGGTATTGTTACTAACAAATATCAAAAACACGTTGGTTTTGCAACTGGTGTCACAGTAAACACTACAGCAGGAGATTCTCCTTCTATAGGTGAATTTACTCAACCTGCAAACACAATTATTACTGATATAAAAATATTTTGTGATACTTCTCCAGTTATTGGAACAGGTGATATAGGTTATGAAGTTGGAACTTCAAGTTCAGGTGCACAAATTGTTGCAGCAGTAACTGATGAAATACTTGATGGTGGTACAACTGTTGTTGAGCATAATGTAACTACTACAACTTTAGTTTTACAAACTCAAAGCGGTACTACAGCACCAGCTTCTGTTCAATATACGGATACTGCAAGAACTATTTACTGTAACATTACTAATACAGTAGATGCTACAACCGCAGGTTCTTTCACATTTATTATTGAATACGTTCAAATAGCGTAGGGAGTAAATTATGGCAGATGCAGTAACTTCACAAACCATTATAGATGGTGAAAGAAACTGTATTATGAAATTTACCAATGTCAGCGATGGCACAGGCGAATCCGCAGTAGCTAAAGTAGATGTATCTGCTTTATCTTCTAACTCAGCAGGTACTGCTTGCTCAGAAGTTAGAGTATTGCGAATAAGTCATGCCATTGTTGGTATGTCTGTCCAATTGTTTCTAAATGCTACTTCTAATGTTCTACTTATGGAACTAGCAGAAAGTAGTAATGGGCACATGGATTTTACAGATTTTGGTGGACTTCCAAATAATGCAGGTAGTGGTAAGAATGGTGACATTTTATTTACCACAAAAGGTCACTCTTCAGGAGACACTTATTCCATAACATTAGAAATGGTTAAAGTGTATTCTGATTAATAGGAGCTTATTATGGCTAAAACTAAAGATTATGTAATTTCTGAAACTGGTGAGTTTCCCGCACAGTATAAAGTTTTACATCTAGATGAAGATGGAATCTACAGACCTGTATTTGGTCCTGATCCTGATTTAGAAGATGCAGAACGTAAATGTGCTGAGATGAATGGAGAAAGAGCAAGAAATGAAAAAGGGCAACTAGTTGCTGATGATCCTTCTACTCCAGACATTAATGAAGCTTATGTAGGTGGTAAAAAACCTAAAAAGAAAGCACCAGCGAAGAAAAAAACTACAGCAAAAAAAACTACTACTAAGAAAAAGTAGTATCATCTATATTTATAATACTCTGATAAAAAAGAGTATTATATTTATCTAATTTTTAAAGGAGACAAAATGGCAGGTAAAAAAACTAAATACATGGCTGGTGGCGGAAAAAACACTAAGTACATGGCTGGCGGTGGAAAAAATTCAAAATACATGGCTGCTGGTGGCATGAAAACAGAAGTTGGTAAAGAAGCTAAAGTTGAACAATATAGAGACTATGTTCAAAGAATGTTTGGCGGTGGCATGACTGAACCAGCTATGAAAAAGAAAAGAAGTAAAGGCATGGCTAGAGGTGGTAAGAGCTAAATAGAGTTCTAATGACCAAAAGAAAAAGAGAAAACCCTATACCCAAAACAACTAAGGGTAAGGGTGCAAACTATCGCCCTACTAAGTCTGGTGCTGGTATGACAAAGAAAGGAGTTGCTGCGTATCGCAAAGCAAATCCAGGTTCTAAATTACAAACAGCAGTAACAGGTAAAGTAAAAAAAGGAAGTAAAGCTGCAAAACGCAGAAAGTCTTTCTGTGCTAGGTCTTTAGGTCAATTGAAGAAAAGTTCGGCTAAAACAAGAAACGATCCTAACTCAAGAATAAGACAGGCTCGTAGAAGATGGAAGTGTTAATACTATGGTAATATCAAGAACTAATATGAAAAACCAAATACAGAAAGCACCTGCATCTAAAAAAAAGGTTAGTAAAACTAAATCTGGTGTAACTATAACTAGAATTAAAAAAACATAACATGGCAACAAGCGGTACTCATACATTTAATTTAGATTTAAGCGATATTATGGAAGAGGCTTATGATATAGCTGGAGCAGAATTACGCTCTGGATATAGCTTTATGGGTGCTAAACGTGCTTTGAATTTAGTTTTTTTAGAATGGCAAAATAAAGGATTAAACCTTTGGACTGTAGAACAAGGAACAGTAAGTTTATCTTCTGGAACTAGTAGTTATAGTTTAGATAGTTCTGCAATAGAAGTTATTGATGCTTTTATAAGAACTGATTCTGGTGATGTAGATAAACAGTTTGATCAAAGATTGAACAGAATATCTAGAACAGAATATAACCATCAAGCTAATAAATTAAATAAAGCAAAACCTACACAATATTTTGTAGATAAAAATACAGGAACACTACAAATAGTATTATGGTCAACACCTGATGATGCAGAAACTTACACCTTAGTTTATGACTATATACAAAAGATTGAAGATGCAGGTACAGTTGCTAGCAATAATGCAGATGTGCCAGCAAGATATTTACCTTGTTTAACTTATGCACTTGCTTACAATTTAGCTTGTAAAATTCCTGAATCAATACAAAGAGTTCCTATGATAAAACAACGATATGATGAATTATGGAATGAAGTTAGTGATGCAGATAGAGAAAGAGCGTCAGTAAGATTTGTACCTGATTTAGCAACTTATAGATAATGGCATACGCAAGAGGTAAAAAAGCATTAGGTCAATGTGATAGGTGTGGTTTTACATATAAGTTAAATGAACTTCAATATGAAATATTTGATAGTAAACGAAATGGCTTAAAAGTTTGTTATGAATGTTTAGATGAAGATCATCCTCAATTAAAGTTAGGTGAATTAAATATAGTTGATCCACAAAATTTATATAATCCAAGAGTAGACACAGGAGAAAAAGATTCTACTAATTACTACGCATTTGACCCTGTGGGTGGTGGAGTTACAGAATTTGGTTCTAGCACTATGGGATTAGATATAAAAGGAGAAGTGGGTAAAGTTAAGGTAGTAATAACATGAGTTGGACATTTACAACATTAAAAACAGCAATACAAGATTATACTCAAAATACAGAGTCTACTTTTGTAACTAATCTGCCAACTCTTATAGTGCAAGCTGAAAATAGAATTATTAAGTCAGTTGAACTGCCTAATTTCAGACAAAATGTTACGGGAACTTTAACGTCTGGTAATCCCTATTTATCTACACCTTCAGACTATTTATATCCATTTTCTTTAGCAGTTTTAGATAGCAGTAATAATTATGATTACTTACTTAATAAAGATGTAAGTTTTATAAGAGAAGCTTATCCTACTGCAAGTACAACAGGTAGCCCAAAGTTTTATGCACAGTTTGATGATGATACTTTTATAGTAGCTCCAGCTCCCGATGCAAATTTAACAGTTGAGTTACATTATTTTTATATACCACAATCAATAACTGTTGCATCTTCTGGTGAATCTTGGTTAGGCACTAATGCTACAGATGCTTTGCTTTATGCTAGTTTAGTAGAGGCTTATACTTTTATGAAAGGTGAGCCAGATATTATGGCTAACTACGAAAAAAGATTTGAAGAAGCTTTACAAAGACTTACATTAGAATCTGATGGTTATAATCGTAAAGATGCTTTTAGAGATGGATATAGGAAAATAAATGTTTAGTGTAGATGTAGAAACAACTATAGGGCAAGTAGCAGTTCAAACTACACAAAATAAAGGATTAAGTCCTGAATACTGGACAGAAAGAATATTAGAAAGATTAGTTTCAGTTAGTGACAATGCTGATCCTATGGTAAAAGCACAAGCAGAAGCTTTTAAAGAGCAAATAGAAAAGGTTATTTTAATTTATATAAAACAAGCCATTTTGAGTGACAGATCAACTGTAGCAGGTATGCTAGAGAAACAAGGTCATAAAGAGATGGCAAATATTATAAGGAGGCTGTAATGGCAATATCACAAGCAATGTGCACTTCTTTCAAAAAAGAACTTTTGGAAGCAAAACACAATTTTTTAAACTCAGGTGGAAGCACATTTAATTTAGCACTATATACTAGTAGTGCTAGTTTAGGTGCTGGTACGACTGCATATACTACTTCTAATGAAGCTAGTGGAACTAATTACACGGCTAAAGGTGCTGCTTTAACAAGA